CGATTCCGTCTCTGTGACCGTCTCCCCGCCTCCAATTTCGTTTCTGACAGATGGCTATATTTTGGTTCAGGGAATTACGCGAGGTCAGCAAAGCGACCCTAACAATATTGGCCAGATCGTTCAGAGCTTTGTCGCGCAGACTTTGCCGGCGATCAACACCACTCGCCGCGATCCGGTTGTGATCGACGCGATTCCATCATCAGCGCAAGGCCGGCCAGATACAGCGCAACCCAATTGGCAACAGTACACGCCGCAGGCTCAGCAGCAACAGGCGCAAGCTGGGGAATGCGATTGGGACACGCAAGGATTTGGTGATTACCTGGCTTGTCAGTTGGGGATCAATTCGCCAATCGGGGGGATTGCGGCGGGGACGGTTACGGGGCTAGGCGTTGCGCTCCTTGCTGGACTCGGATTTTTGATTTTACTGAAGCGATGAACTTGACCGATCAAGAGCAAGTGATCTTGAAAGCTATCGGGCCAAACGTGGCTGAAATCTCTCGCGTGATCAAGGCCGTTGGTTATCCGAAGGCGACAGTAAAGAAAGTGCTGGTCAGGCTGAATGAAAAGGGAATTGTTGCTCTCCATCGTCACGATTGGCCAGCTTCGCTGAAGCCTGAGCAACGCAAGTTCATGGTCAAGATCGGGAGCAACTACTACAGCGCGGTAAGTGTGATGAAAAGAAACCCAAAAACAGCAACAGGCAAAGGCAAAACGGCTCTGAAGAAAACGGGGCGCGCATTGAAAGGGCTTGCCAAAGGGGCGCTAAGCGCGGGCGCGCAGATTCTCGGAGCGGGGGCGACGGCTTTGAATCCATCTCGAAAACGAAAGAAAAACAAGACTGTCATTAGGGCAAAGCGTGTTGTTGTGTTGAATCCGAAAAAGAAGCCGGCAAAGAAAAAGGCCAAGCGCAATGCTTCAAGAGCTATCCCTGTTAAGCCGTCAAAGACACGTCGGGCCAGGTCTTCTAGTCAAACTGGTCGCAAGAAAGCAACGCCCAAAGTTCGATCCGTGGCTAAGGCTCGCAAGGCTCCGACTCGCAGAGCTTCAAAAAATCCAACGCGCAAAGGCTTGCGGCGGGGATATGGCAAGGCTCGACGTTTATCGAAGAAAAGCGGCGACACAAAAAGCATGCGCCTTGCGGCTCGCTACATGAAGCAAAAGGGAATCCCGCACGCGCCACGACCGAAGAGAACAAGGAAAAATCCTGACGCCGCTTCGATCCGCAAAGAGTTTGCTGGAGCGGTCAACGGAGAGCGGGATTTGTTTTTCCCGCAAGGGACGCCGGCCGGGAAGCTCGCCAAGCTCGGCAAGTTGGTTTCCATCACGACAGAAGAGGGAACCATCAAGCCTGTCTCCGGTACGGCATGGCTATGCGCTGATACGAGAGGGAAGCTCCACATAGGGTCTACTTCCGGCGCGCCACTCTTCGACGGTCCTAAGCGTAGTTTCGGTCACGTAACAAAGCTCGAATACGAAAGCTCAAAGCCTCATCTCGGCTATCGCGGGCCGATCATTTGGTTTCATCGAGCCGGGGAGGAGAACGGAATCAAGCCGACATTGCATGCCGATGGCAAGGGCGGGCTTGTGTTCAGGGGCGGTGATTACAGGCTGACAAGAAGGGGGATCGAGAACTGATGATGACTGATAAGGAATCAAAAATCGAAGAAATCATCCGAGACATTCTTTTTGAGATTTGGTGGCGATACCAGAAGTACAGATGCCTGTTTGCTTGCCGCTCAATAATTATGCGCCATATCCGCGCCCACCAATTTTCTCAAAACGCCAGATTGGTGATGAGCATTCTTGAAGAACTGAGAGAGCAAAGCAAAAAGACAAGAAAACCAATCTATCGTTGGATGGCGCACCAGATTGATCCGGCAAAGGCTTTTAAGGCTGTAGAAGGGCTAGCCAATCAATCGCATTTATAAGTTTGCGCGAGTGTGTTAGCTGCGCCGCCGCGCTTGTTTGACACAGCAGCAAGGAGAAGGAGGGCTATTCGATATGGCTCTTGTACGTAGACGGGTCGTGAATCCTGCGCCAAGCGTCTTGGCTCTGGTCAACGGCTCCAGAACAAAGAGAGGTAAAACAATGGCTACTCGCAGAAAGAGAAAAGGTGGCCGTCGTCGGGTTACGCGCGCGCGCTCGCGCAATCCGATCAATCCGGTTAATCCAACAAGGCGGCGGCGTAGAAGTTCACGGCGTAGATCAACTGTCTACGCTCGCCGTCGTAATCCGATCAATCCCACTCGACGCCGTAGGCGCATTGGTCGCCGTCGCGCTCGCCGTAATCCGGTAACAGGCGTGCTCGGTCGCGCAATCCCGCTTGTGATCGGCTCGGCAGTCATCGGCGCGACCGCTCCATTCACGGCTCAAATCGTCGGGAGATTCGCGCCGCAATTGCTCGGCAATCCGATTGGCGTTGCTGCAACGACATTCGGCACAGGATGGGCGCTATCATTGCTGGCCAGGGCGTTCGCGTTTACTCGCAAATGGTCAGATGACGTGATGCTTGCCGGCGCAGTGTTGGCGGGCGGGCAACTCTTCACGGCGTATGTCGCCCCGATGATCCCGAGACTTGGAGGGCAGGGGGGAAACGGAATGGGCCGGCGTTACTACCGCAACGGAATGATGTCCGGCATTGGTGTGATGACCGGTATCCCACCGGGTATGGCTCTGGCGCCGCCAGTTAATAACAGTGGCATGCAGGGCGTAGGGGTAATGACGGCCATTCCTCCGGGGATGCCGCGCTAAGCCCGAATCGAAAAATAAAGATTGATCGAATCAATCAAGCAGGAGAAGGAGAATAAATATGTACGGCGGATATGATAATGCCCCCAACATCGGTTTTACGGGGTCAAATATGGCGGGCTTGCCGACTACACTCGATCAGGTCAACCCCGGTTACTACAATCAAATCGCGGCGTTCATCGCCAGCAAAGGACCGAATGCCCGCCTTGCGTCGTTCTCAGGTCTTGTGTTGTACGACACGCTGAGAATTGACGCGGGCGTACTCCCATCAAGAGACTTCACTTTCTTTACGAACCCTGTCAACGCAACCCAGGGCTTGTTTGTCGCTGGCACTCAGTACACGAAGCAGGACATCGACGTTCACCAATGGGTCACAACGGGCGGTCAGTTGTCCCAAGGGTATGAAGCCTTGATATGGGAAATCGGCGTTCAGTTCCGCATTGTAGGCTCGCTTGATAACTCGCTGCAAACAGCGGGCAACTTCATCAACCTTGCTCTCGATCCGGGAACACACACAACGGCCGTTGCTGCAGATGGTGTTCTGATGGGGAACACGATGCGGGCGTTTCAAGAGAGCTTGTTTTTCAGTTTCTTTATCAATCAGACGAATTTCGAGTTGGGGCCCGGGTGGAGATTCCCGGCCGGCTGTTATGGTTCGTCGGGCTTCGCTACAGCGTACTCGGGCGCGACCGCTCCGGCATTTGGGGTCGAGGACGGCTACGCAAACAACGGCTTCGGATGGGCCTATCAAATGCCTGTGATGCGGCATCTGCCGCCGCTCACCAAATTCGGAATCAAGATGAGCGTGCAAAACCCGTTTACGACGGCCTTGGTTGGACCTGTGCGAATAGTCGTCACACTCGGCGGGATCGGCGTCCAGCCTGTGACCGGCTGATTTCTGACGTTCGGTTCTTCTCATTACTTGTGGGGCGAGGCTTTTGCCTTGTCTCGCCCCACAGTTTTTTTCAACGGGAGAAAGAGAGAAAGACATGAAATACACAATCATCGACAGCAAAAAGAAAACCCTCTTCATTCAACAGAATTACGACAAGATCGAAGAAGCTCAAAAGAGGCTTGAGGCATTAAATCAAAAATTCGCCAGTCGCTATTCGCTCGCCATCGTCGGCGTTGACGCTGATGGAAATTTTCAGGATCTAGCAGACAAAGCGCCAAGCAAAACACCGAGCAAATAGGAGTCTCCATTCATGAACCCTGTAAAACAAATCGGTCGCTATCAGTTGCCCATTCTCAACGTCGTGGCGATCTCGCTCCGAACAGGCTGGCGCGCATGGCTCAGGCCGGGATACGACGCAACATTGATCAATGGCCATGTGATTCATTTGACCGAAGAAGAGAAGGCCCAATTAGACCAAGAACGCGAAACGCATGAAACCGTCATGCAGATCTACGGAATGGCGAAAGGCTTAGGGCTTCGCACGTAGTGGGGGAAGCAATGTATTATTTCAATAAGTTTACTTACAAGATTCTCGATCTCTATCAGACACACCTGATCTTTTTTGACACTATCCCAATTGGCTTTGCCGGAGTCGCAAGCGAACGACCAGCGCCGGTCTTTACCAACGAAGTATCAGAGGATGTGCTGTACTTCGGCGGGGAATTGAGCTTTAGCAATGCCGGTGTGTTGGTCAGAATCAAGGCCATCAGCCCGCAATATGAATGGATGGTCAACGATGACGCCTTGCCGCAAGACACCCCGGCTAATGCCGTGTTTGGCGTGTTCTCGCAATCTCTCCCAATAATCCCTTGGGTATCTCCGTTTTTTCTGAAGAAACAAGGAAGGCTTCAATTGCAATGGACAAATTCAGCCGCCGCGCCAACAACAGGCGGCTTTGTGACGTTGCATGGTCTTCGGCTAACGAACCCTGTCAACGGGTCAGGATGGGATTACGCTATGGGGCTGACTTCATGAATCGAAAGACTAAAACTTGCCGAATAGAAACCGGGGATCTTGTGACCTCCATGCTGTGTGGGCCTAAGTGGTCGCCCTACGCGCAGGCTATTGCGGATCATTATCCTGTTCAGATGCCATGGTATCTGACAAAAACTGTGAACTTATCCGATACTGGCGCTGTCAGCCCGCGATTCACTCAGATCACAAGTCCGCAGTTGCATGATGTCTTAATATTGGGAATGTCGGCTCTCGTCTTCAATACACCGCTTTTTACCGACAACGGGAACTTTATTTATTTAAATATAACCGATAAAGAAACCGGCATTCCATGGGTTGCGCCCAACACAATTGGCTATGCGCCTTTGCCGGCCTTTGCCGGTGTCAACCTTCCTACAGTTGGCCCATCGTTGGTGAATCTATCGACAACGCCCATTATCAAATTGCCCGAAGCGTTTTTTTTACCGAGGGGTGTACAACTCAAACTCGACTGGACGGCTATCGCGAGCAATGTCAGTGTGGTCAACAGAAGCGCATCGCTAACCATGATCGGGGTTCAGTTAATCAATCCAAAGCAGGGAAGCAAGGCCCCAAGCCATGTGACCATGCCCAATGGCGATACTATTCCGGTTGGCTCCCGCATGCCGTGGTTTGGATGCGTTCCGTTCGGCGGAAAACTTTCAACTGGCGTGATAAGAGGTTTCAACAATTTTACTCTACCGATTGGCCAGCAATTGTTACAGTTTTTTCCACCGCTTGATTGCAATGTTGAAATGCATGATAGCTACGGAAATTTTCTAGTCTCGCCTACGGCTTATGATGGGCTGGCGGGCGCTGGGTTTCCCACCACCTTTTTAACTATGAAATTTACGGACATGGGCGCTGAAAACGATTGGACCCCAGGGCTATCCCCCACACCGGCATTGTTGGGCAAAGAAACAGATGTTCAGCCTGTCATGCCGTTTCCCAAACCTGCTTATTTGGAAACGGGACATCGAACGGCTTTTACAGCGCAAAATAATACGACGGCTGTCGCCGGCCAGGTCAATCAAGGGACGGTGACAATCAGAGGGGTAAGGCTCTGCGAGTACTGATATGTTGCAAACACTTCACATAAAAAAAATCGTTGAGCTTTGTCATCCGGAGTCGCTAAAAGAAGCGATAGAACTTCAACATAATATCAAGCCCGTTAAATTCGGCGATCGCATTGGTTGGGCTGCCGGTACAGTCTCTTTCGCTAGTTATCAGATTCCCGAAGACGCCGCTTACATGCTGGTCTTGCGTACCGAGTGTTATGTGTTTACTGAAGTCGCGGCCGCTCCGGGCTTCGGGATGTTTTCCCCGCCGCCGTTCGCCTCCGGATTCTGGACGTATACGGACATTGCCGTCGGAACGAATGCCTCATATCAACTGACGCCAACTTTACCTCTTCATATTCTTTGTGACACCGACGAAATTTTATTCGCTAAAGGCGATCACAATCTGTCACTGACGGTCACACTCGGCGCCGCTCCGGATGCAAACGCCCGATTTATTCGAACTCTGGTTTATGGCTATATGATCGGGGCTAAGATCGCGGATCGAATTGGCGGCAATGAATCAACTTATTTCAGCACACTAAGCTCTTGATTATGACCTCTTACGAAAGACGCCATCCCCCCGATGAATTAGGCTGCCACAAACGGCAGTCAGGCGGGGCGATTGGCTCATTGATCGAAGATTTTCTACTACTCGAAAGCGATCCGGGCACAGAGACGGACAAGCTACTACTCGAAAGCGATCCGGGCACAGAGACGGACGCGCTATTGTTACAAAGCTCCACTTGATATTTTGATATATGGCCTCATCGAAACTTTCAGCGCTGGTTAGCCTGGGAGCGAATCAAGTCCCCACTGATTTGCTCTATATCGATGATGTGTCAGCTGGCGCGGCGGGGTCAAAATCAATTACGCCTAACGACCTGCTTGCGCTCATTACGCGCAATATAACCGATGGCGCCCTCAGATTCGGAGCTTTTGCGGCGCCGGCCGTCTCAGGAGCGGCGCAGGGCGCGATCTATTTCGACTCGGCCACGAATCGACTTTTGTTCTCAGAAAACGCTGGCGCTTACATTCGAATCGGCAATGTGACCGGGCCAGCGGCGGCGACAGACGAAGCCCTGACTCGTTTTGATGGCGCGACGGGCCGTCTGATTCAAAACAGCAATATCACACTAAATGACGCTGGCGTACTCACGTTTCCCGACGACATCAGACAAGTTTTCAATCCGGGCGCGACGGTCGCCGGCTTGAACGTTGGCGCGCTCGCCGGCGATCCTTCGACGCCGATCAATGGCGATTTGTGGTACGACTCAACCGGCAACTTGCTCCGGGCCAGGATCAACGGCGCAACTGTCAGTCTAGGCGCGGGCGGCGGCGGAACTCCGGGCGGCGCGGATACTCAGATTCAATTCAACAACGCCGGCGCGTTTGATGGGGTGACCGGCTTCACGTCGAATGGAACGAACGTTACGGCGGGATCTGGCAATCTCCGGGCGACCAGACCGCAGTTTACGACTTCAATTGACGACAGCGCGGGCAATGAATTCTTTTTGCTAACAGCCACAGGAAGCGCGGTAAACGAATTTGCCGTGGCCAATGCCGCAACGGGCAACGGGCCAATACTCAGCGCAACAGGCTCAGACGCGAATGTTCCAATCACGGTCTCGCCAAAGGGGGCAGGGATTCTTGAATCAACCGGACCATTACGCCTGAGTGGTTCCGGGAGTGACACCTTTACAACTCCGGCAGCGAACAACGTTCCCACAAAAATCAATATTCCCGTTTACGATCCAGGCGCTTTCGGACAGATCGTTGCGATGGGAATCGGTAATATAGGGACTAATCGCCGGGTTCTCAGTCTATTCGATGCGCGCACGGTTGTTCATCAACCCACTTTGGCTATATTCACGCCCGATGAAAACAACTTAGCGGGTTTCTCATGGGAAGGCAGCAATTCAGAGCTAACGTTTAAAACCACAGTCACGAATGGTGTAATTCGCTTTAGCGATGGGACAAGCAGCGCGCAAGTATTAATCGCCCCTGCGGCGACTTCGGCGGGCGGCGGATTTTTACATGTCGTGTCAGCGAGCGCTGGCGGCGTTGCGCTTAGAGCCGATAGCGCGGCCACTCCTACTGTCGATATTGCCCGATTCACGATCAATGGCTCTACGAGCGTGGGGACTTATACCGGAATCGCCAAAGGTGGGACGGTGTTTACGCCTCGAAACGCCGTCACGGGCGCAGCCGGCGGAACGACCAATCTTGATTTTTCGCTTGGCAACATTCAGCAATTCACCTTTGGCGCGGGCAATGAGACTTTGACTTTCTCGAACATTCCAAACTCCGCAAAACTGACAATCGTGATCATTCAAGACGGAACAGGCTCCCGAACCTTGACATGGCCGGCGACGGCTAAGTTTATCGGCGGCGTTGCTCCCACACTTTCTGCGGCTGCCGGGGCGCGGGACATCATCAATTTCTATTCAGATGGGACAAATATTTACCAGACGAGCGCGATCGCGCTCGCTGTGGCTTGATTATGAAAATTACGCTTCATCGATTAAACCTGAGCTATAACGCATTGACGAGGCTCGCGGCCTGCGAGTTTCCCAAAGAGCATCACAAGCTTGCGTATACAATCGCGCGCGTCGTTCGATCGGCAACGCCTGAGATTGAGGCGCTTGCCGAATCGCTCGAAGACCTTGCGCGCAAGTGTGGCGTCGGGCCAGGTCAAGAACAACAACCGCCGAATTTTGAAGGAGCGAAGGAATACAACGAACGCGCTTTAGCATTGATGAAGGAAACAGAGTGTGAACTATGGGGCGATCCGATTCCATTCGATATGATCGCTGGCGTTGTTTCGATTATTCCTATGGAGCTAGTTTTGCTTGATTGGCTGATTACGACTGAACCCGAGTAGATGGCAAGATAGATGGCAAGCTCAAAACTCACAGCATTATCAGATTTGGCCATTCCGGCTCTGACCGATGAAATGTACATCGTCAGGCCGTCTGATGGCGCGGCTGGCTCTCGTAGCGTCACGTTGACGAACCTGCGGGCTTTTTTGTTGGGCGGCGTTCGGGACAATATAGAAGTCAATATGTCGACAGTTGGTAATGTCGATGCAGGCCCCGATGTTCTGCATACCTTCACTCTCGGCGCTGGCAGTCTAGCGGCAAACGAGGATTATCTGTGGTTGCGCTACGCCGGGGCGTTTGCCGCGAATGCAAACACTAAAACATTGATTATACTTTTCGGTGGCCAGACGGTTAGCAATCTTGCTCAGATCCAGAATGGAGGCGCATGGGTGTATGACATAATTTATACGCGCGTCTCCGACACCACGGTTCGATGCGCGAGTCAAATATCCTGGGGAAGGCTGCGCAGGCCTTCAGGAGGGGCGCTCACGGATGACGGCCTGCTCACTGGAGAAGTTGCGCTAATAACCGTAGCTGACTTGGATACAACGGCAATGATCTTGGAAGTCCAGGGCGGCAACGCTGGATCTGCAACCGATGACACCGTTCAGAATCTCTCAATTATTGAGCTTGTTAAAAATTAAGATCGACTCTCATGCGCTTTTTGGGTGAGCGCATGGAGAACGTTGCGGCCGGCCTCGGGGCGTTTGGTCTATGGAATCGGGGCACGATAGGCCAAATCAATGCGTTGGTGAGGAAGCCGGCCGCAACGGTTACTTGATTCGCTATGAAAGAACAATCAACAGACATTTCTATTCTGCCAGCGTCGGCTGATTCAAACCAGATTGAGATTGTTTGCCCCGAGTGTGGCAAAGGCGGCATATGGGCTTTTCCCGAGGGTTTTCAAGTCGTCATAGAGGGAACATTACTTGTGACATGTTCAAACGGTCATCAGTGGGGGATCTGTAATGGCTGACAGGCTGACAACAGAACAACTGAGACAGTTGGTTGTCTCCAAGGCCAATCAGTACGGAATCAATCCGGGCATCGCCCTTGCGCAGATCGCGCGCGAATCGGCCAGCTATCGCCCCGATGTCGTCTACGGTCCTTTTGTCGGCGGCGCCGGCGAGCGGGGTATGTCTCAGTTCACGCCAGGCACATGGGCGCGCTTTGGCTCCGGGCCGCACACCAATGCATATGATCCGGTCAAAGCGATGGACGCATGGGGAAAGTACATGGCCTATCTCTTGAGTCTCTTTCCAAGTGATTATTCAAAAGCCCTGACGGGCTATAACGGCGGTGAGGGCCACATCACCAACCCGGAGAGATACGGGGCCCCATCGCAGGCCGCGCAAAGATATGCCCGAGAGATCTTAGCCCAAGCAGGTTGGACGGCTGATTCTGTTGTTCGTCTTGATCGGATCGAAGTCTCTTCAGGCGACTTTCCAATCTGGCTTATAATTGGCGCGGCTGGATTATTAGTCTGGTTTGCTTTTAGTGACTGACTGATTTTCGATTTACTTCCTACCAACCCCAACGTTTCATTTCTCTCCGGGCCGTGAATGATCTTCACGGCCTTTTTTGCGTTTAAATGACCGTGGTTGATTTTGCTCTTGTCAGGAGTCGGACAGCTTTCATGTCTTTCGACAGTGGCGGGCCTGTGAAGTGTATGGGGCGTTGTGGTCTGAAGCCATACTTCGAGAGCGACGACCGATGCTAGCACCCCGACCTTTTAGGATTCGCCGCTCTCAGGTAATGGCGACCTTTGACCACGCGAGGGAATCGATTCCTTCCTTGCATGCTAGGGCCGTTGCTCGGCAACGCCTGTGTCTACTCCACAGCGCGCATGGTCAAGGCGATTATATATCAATCTCAGAAGGAAACTCATCGGCCTTCTTGATCAGCGTTGCCGGATCAATGCCCATAATCTTCAGAAAGCCGAGGGTAATCATGGTGAATCCTTGCATCTGTTGTTCAAGTTCTTCCGGCGTCTTCGGGTCGCGTGGAACATATGCCCGCTTCCTCTCCGCGTTCTGGGATTTGATTTTGCGCTTTCGTTCTTTCTTTGGCGGCTTTGGCGGTTTGATCATGGAAGCTCCTTTTAAAGAAAAGCCCCGACTCGTGCCAGGGCTCAGAATGGTCATGGAATATATTCGGAATCTCACCCAACGGCGGGGAGTATATCACGAACAATTGGCTCATTTCCTCATAAAGCGTATCATAAACTCTAGTCTTTAAGCCTCTCCAAGCGTGTCTGTATGTGTAGCCGGCTCAATGGCCATTCGCCGGCAATCAAGATGGGGTTATCGAGACATCACTTTCGCCACAGCCCTTCGAACCGCTTCGAAGCGGTTCGCGTGTATCGGACTGTGTGATGAATGTTCTGATGACCCAAATAGTCTTGGATCAATCGAGTATCGAATCCCTTGTTGGCCAGGTAGTAGCCGCACGAATGCCGGAGCATGTGCGGCCGGACCTTGAACGCCAACCCTGCGCGCTTTCCGATCTGTTCGAACAAATAGTTGACGGCCTGACGCGTCATCGAGCCCCGCTCGCCCACGAAGAGATGCGGCAAATGAGCGAACTTCGACTCTCCCCGAATCCGGAGCCAGGCGCGGAGAGCGCGCAGTTCGTCTCCTTCGAGGGGATGTTCGGTCGAGAGACTTCCCTTCAGGCGGCGAACTTGCATCCGGGCCGTTCGAAGGTCAACTTCTTCGAGGCGCACATCGATCAGCTCTGACACCCTGAAGCCGTGACGATAAGCCAGGAGCGCGAGCAAGAAATCCCGAGGGCCGTGAGTTCCCTTCCGGGCGGCTATCAAAAATTGCTCGATCTCGGCGTCGGTCAGAAAGTCTTTTACGCGACGATCCACAGTCAGTGTTTTCATATTCTTTACTTTACAGAAGTTGGAGACCATAGAGAAGCCCGCGAAAATATTGGTGATTTTCGCGGGCTTTTTGCCTGATTCCATTCAAAAGGAACTTTTTGTTAAGAATCCCCCAGGACTTCTAAGGCTCGCTCTTTGGATACTTCATGAGAGTTTTGCATGTTGGCAACCTTTTTGGCCTCAGCCTCAGAATCTATTTTCCAAATAAAATCCTGCGCCCACCACGGCAAATCTATTGCGATCTCACGCGATGGAAACATCGCTACAGTGTTATCCGTGATGATGGCCTTGTTCTGATGGATGTCAGCCGGCAATTTCTTTTCTTGTCGGATGAAAGAAGCAATTGGACAATTACACCCATTGCGGGCCGTTCCAACGGTTGAACCATCCGGCTTTGATTCGAGCCATTGCTTAAACTCTTCTTTATCGAACAAGCTTTGATCAATCTTCATCTCTCAATCCCCTTTCGATTATTGCTTCTCCAATTTTTCGTTAAACCACTTCCTACACCACGCGCACCACCACAGCCACGGATTGCGGCTATTGAGATCGAGCGGCGTCTCTTTGCAGATTGGGCATATCGGCTTATCGGCCATCGGTCGAACTCCCTTTCATATTGTTCGTATGGGTCTTCTTCGTCATCATTGCGTGAGCCGAAGTCTAAATACCAAAACTGATCTAGCCTCCAAAATAGATCGCACATTTCCTCGCGCTCGCATTGTTCTCGCTGGCATATCGCGCAGACCATCGGTCAATTCCCTTTCGATTCGTTTAAATCTATTGATAGCTCACGATCAAACGGCGGCAATTCCACTTGGTCAACATCAGATTCAAATATCACCTTGATGCCTTGCGAATCAAAGAGCCGAACAAACTGTTCTTTAGTTGCGCCGATGCCAGTGTAAGAGCGCACGAGTAGGCAATCTGCGCCTGAACGCTTCACCTGTCGAAGAATTGCTGGATAGTCGTCTCCTATAGTCGGTTTGATTTCAACTGGAAATATGAACTCTTTAGACGTTGTAGGCCATGCTCGGTCATTGACTGATTCGCTAGCACACCATTGAATTCCTGTCCTAATATCGAAGCAAACATCAATTCCCCTTGATGTCTCAAATCTGGGCGAAGAGATAGCGATCAACTTGGCTGTCTGTGTCAAGTTCATCGCCGTTTGTGCAAGCTTCTCCTGATCCCGCTGCCTATAATCCCTAAAACGGGCAGGGGCCATATTTGAACCTGTGTGCGCTCCATACCATTGGATAGACTGCCAGATCGTCAATCTGGCTTCTATTTCGGCTATCTGTTTCCAAGTCTCAATGGCATTGCAAAGAGCGAACAATGACAATCCTTTCACTGTGTACGCGAATCGCAAACAATATTCCTCTTCTAGAAACCTGATTTGCATCGCATTGTGTTCAGGTGTTTCTGACGGTTCAACGCCATTGTTGATGACGATCTGATATAGATTGTCATACCGCTGTTGAAACCATCCCTGAGACAAAAGCCAATCAAGATATTCACGGTCGTCAAGCAACGCTTCAACAGGCTTCCCCTTGTGTTTTCCAAATGGAATCATGTTACTCATCTTCTTCACTCCCCTTTCAACTTTACAAAATAAACACTTTGTTAAGAGTTCGTCCACCATCGCCAGATCTATCGAGGCTGCAGCAACGCCAGATCTGGCGATGTCGCCAGGTTGGATCTTGCATCGTCAACTTGGGCGATGGCGGCCGACAGCGCACGCCGCTCCAAAATCGGCATCATCACCAATTTGCCAACCCATCGGCCGATCTTGCGCTTGATGCGCTCGCGCTCTCTAAAAGACTCCCCCAAGTACCGATAGTCATGCAGTTCGGTCGGCTCGGGATAATTCATCCACAGCCATTCAGTAGCCAGTGATCCGCCATGCGTGACTGCCTGGAAACTGATCGCGCGCCAACCTGTCAATTTGCGGGCGTACATCTCTGACCAATAGCCCGAGATGATGACCGGAGCGTCGATCCGTTTTGCGACGGCCAGAAAACGAAGATGGTCTTTATCTTCCATCTCGCATCGGTAGATCTGACGATGTTGACGTCGAGTCGAAAACAAATATGGCGGATCGCAGTAGACCAACTCATCACCGCGCCAGGCGTAGGAGTCGAGAAAGCCAATGCCGTCTCCCTCGATCAATTGCAGTTCCCCGGTGATCGTATCGCCAGATCCAACGATGAGGGCCTTATCGCCAAAACCGGCGATGGCGGATCTGTCCAGATCCAACCCGATGTTGAGCGCGGCCGGCCGCTTCGCCTTCATCACGGCGCCGCCTCCTAAAAAGGCTTCGATGTAAACGCGATGGGGCGGCATTTGGTTGATGATCCGCTGATAGATTCCCGGTTGCGCCTTTCCGCCTGGATACATTCGGCCGACCTCGCTGTTTCTGGCGATGACTTCCGGAATCCGGAGCCATCGCTATTTTTGACGATTACCGCGGTCATCGTCAGATTTGATGGTGCGCAGGCCTCCATCGTCAGAAGTGGTGATGAAGGCCTTTACAAAAGGTTTTTATTGTTAAGAGCCCGCTTCAGGCCGAAGTCTTTCTTTTTGATCTTCACCATGCGGCCGTCTGGATGATGCCAAACGATGCCCTCAATATCTCGATCAGCAAGAAAAGCCTTGATGCCCTCGAAATCGCGCGGAGCGTCAAGACTCTCTTCGCCGTGCAACATCAAATAGTGTTTGTCGTAGCCCTCCGGATTCCCCTGAACCTTCGGGCCGCACAGTTCATATGTGCCATTGAAGCCCTGACGTATGTTTTCCCATCCTTCACGAAACCATCTATCCTCCGGGCCGTCTCCGACCGGCAACCATCCGGGCCAATGGCCGGTGACCGGATCAGGATCTTGCGCCGGCTCGAATCCGACAGGCGGCCTCTTTCCTTTCTTCGCGTCATATCGCTTGTAGAGCTTCCCGTCTCTCACAAGGCAACACGTTCCGTCATATTTGCGTGTAGCAACGCCCTCGCCGGCGATGACCCACTCAGCGCCAGGGACAATTTCATCTCTCACAAGCTTGTCTGTTTCGTAGTTGCGTTTGAATAGTGAAATAATCTTTTCCATCTTCTTCAATCTCCCCTCTGTTGTTTGTTTAAGACTCCGACCGGGCGCGAATCAGTTCAGCGCAACGCTTTGCCGATGTGACGACATATTGATAGTTGCTGTCATTGATCCCCATTCCGTCATGGCGTTCGGCCAGATCCTCACAAGTTTTCGCGCACGCTTCCCGCTCCTGTTTGCAGCATTCCCGCGATTTGCGGTCTTCTTCGATTGCGGCGTTGAAATCTCCCGTAAGCCTTTCGATGTTCAATTCATAAAGCCTTTTCGCATCTTGGGGGTCGAAATCAAGATCGAATCCGCACAGTCGCTGCAACGCCTCAATAACTCTTTCTCTCATCTCTCGACCTCCTTCCCTATGGCTCCGGCCATGATCATCTCGACAATCGCCCTTTGCCCTGGAGCTTCACAGCGTTTGTACTCAAAGACCATCTCCCATTCGCGTTCGCCTTGCTTTTCGTTTGTCGGCTTCTCGCCAACATAGATTGAATGGAGTCTATAGCCGTCATCACGGATCAATACCTCCCATCCATGTTCGTCGGTGATCAGCTTGTAGCGGTAGCGGCCATCATCATCATTCAACAGAAATACCGTTCCATCTTTGTCTATTTTGATCATCTCTCCCCCTCCTTCCCTTCCAAGTATTCTGGAAATTCATTAGGCAACGATCTCTTTTCAATTTCGACTCGACACACGGCGCACAGTGGAACTCCGTCGCACACTTCCGAACTTACGAATAGCTTTTCACCTGGGGCTTTTGATTCTCGCGTTGTGCAATTCCCGCAACTTGGTTCGGGCGGGTTCAGAAGCGGAAAGGTGATGTTATCGAAATTACCTTTCCAAAACTCATCGCCAAAGTGTTGAAACCTTGCAAAGTCTTCTTTTGTCCAATAGCCAACCTCGATCAGATTCCACAGAAAATAAATCCTGTCGCCTTCACGTCGAAGACTCAGGCGCGTATCAACATGCCGAGATACCTTCATCTCTCAATTCCCTTCCCTTCTGTTTGATCTGTCTGGCCGGCGAGGGCGCGGATTGTAAAAACAACTGATTCCCTTAGCTCTCCAAGATATTGCCTGTCCCACTTTTCTATTTCTTCTCTTGCAACCTTCGCACAGTCTTCGATCTGATCACGGAGGGCTTGAACAATTGACTGAATCAATGCCTCGGTCTGTTCGGGACTGATGGTGATTGCCCACCATTGAGAAAAGCCCGGTGGAAGCGCTGATTGCTCGATTGCTTGTTTCGCTCTCTCTTCAACGGTCTTCATCCTCTGGCCTCCCTCGCGCTTATGATCTGTGTCGCGCGAATTTCAATCTGATTAAACGTCTCCAGGTTGGACTCGATAAACGACGGAGTCATAGACGCCATCATGCTGATTCCCCATCCAAAATGCTCAATGCTCGAAGCTGTACGAATCGTATCCTGAGACATAATCCGAATCGCTCGGGCCACAAGATCAATCCATCTCAGTCTCTCAGTTTTGGTCATCGCTTCACCTCCATATCTTGAGATTCGATAAATCGTTTTCGATCTCTCTCACGTCTACGGCTCAAGATGAAGCGTAATCGCTTCATCTGGGCCAACAATTTCTCCAAGTCTTCGATAGCCCGATCAACTTCTTCAACGGGCGCATCCATCGCCACGCGCACAGGCAAAGGAATGTCGGGATCGGGCTTGTATTTTCTTGGCAGGCGTCTATGGGTCATCGCAACTCTCCCTTCAACCATCGTTTGACTGTCTCTTGATTTGCTCGATCTTCTTGCCACTCGCTTACGCATTGTGAACAAGCAGGATCATATCCGCTGTCTGGATGATAGAAAGCTAGATAATCTTTCACCGGCTCCGGCTTTCTGGTCATCTCTGCCCATATGATCGTATTCAATTCTTTCGGCAACTGGCTGTGATAGCGCCGGAAGATTCTGAAAGCCAGGCGCAATAGGACATTTGCGTATCGTCGGTTCATGTGATCTCTCCTTTAGCAAAACTCTGTCAGTGAAAAGCTCCATCCCTCTGAATCGTTCCATGTCCCGTCCGCAAAGCCGCAATACTCGCCGTGATTCTTTCCGGTCTTGCTGGCTTCGACCATTGCGATAAATTCTTGTGCGGTCCATTCCTCGCCGTATTCGTCATAAATTCTGCCAGCCTTCTTTCGGGTCAAAACTTCTTTCCAGTCTTTCCATGATCCGATCTCGATCTTTCCGTCTTCGCCCTTGTGAGCACGGAAAGAAAATTGCCATCCAGACGATTTCTTGCCGATGTGCTTTTCTTCGACATTCCACCCTAAGCGGCGGAATTTTGTTGCTCGATAATAGTAATTTGTTCCCATGATCTCTCCTTTCTATCTCAACATCTTTTCCGTAAATTCTTCTCGCTCGCGTTTTTCTTTAAGCCATTCCTTGACGCAATCAATCCCACAACCGACGTTGCAATGCCAAGTACAGTTACCACCTCGACATCGAGGGTCAGCTTTGCTGGCGCATTGAGCGCAATATGGCCGATATTGCTTCCCGCATCGCTGACACTCTTTGTTTTTGTATTTGTGGCCGATGATCAGACAAAACAGAAATTTCAACATCGTCTCTCCTTGTTGGTCATACGTCTTGCTCCCATTTTGATTTCTGCCAAAAGTCGCAGAGAATCCTTTCCATCTCCGAAGACACACGAGTACGATTTGGTAGTTGATGCCAGACCGTACACCATCCCACGAATCGCCCCACAGCTATGCGCGCTCCGAACAATCGAGACAGCCAAGAGGGTTCATGCAAGGTTGTAATCTCGGCTTTGCGCGGGCCTGTAAATTGACAGTGAAGCAATTTGATTTTCATGCCGCTTTCGCCTCCTGTTTATTCTTCTTCCAGATTTTTCCTTTACCGTTTAGGTCAATCGCCGCGCTCCATATCAGGTTATAGAGCCGCGACATCTGACAGTTTAGATCTCCAACATTCCCCGGAGGCGTCCCAGGTGGACGACCTCCTAACGGCTGACCTCTTTGATGAGCCAACAAGATGTCATAAAGCCTGTCTGTAAAATTACACTCGTCTCTCGCTCTGGCCATGATGTCGTCCGAAGATTCTTGCTTGTAATCAAGTTTAGCGCCGTTATGATTTCCCACGATTTAAACTCCTTTCAATTTCCTGTTCGATCTCAATGCGCTTTCTGTTAAGAGTCTCCGGCCATCACCAAAGATCCTTCGTATATCGAAAACCTTGAAAGCCGCGCTTCTTCATCGGCTCAGGTGGACGGCTTACCGGGCCTGTGCAAACAGCCCAGACCTTCGGCTGTCTGATAGTCTCATCCCAGCATTCCCGCGCATCGCCAGGCTCATAGCCGGCGATGTTGAGCCGAACTTGGATTTCGCCTTCGACCAGCAAATACATGTGCAAGACTTCAACCTTCGGGATAGCTGACAGCGCGATGTAGATCGTCAGATCGTGGCCGCGCTCCAGCGCATTGATCGAAGCCTCATATCTCTTCTTCCCAACATGCTCAGGTCCGAGACTTGGGAGTGTGCGAATGATTCCGGTCGGTCGTTCTTTCACCACGGCAACTCCTCCCTCTCTTCGTCTTCTTCGTCTTCTTCGCCAGCATCAATCGCGTTTGTTTCTCCGGCCGTGATCTGTTTCGGCAGTTCCCATCTATGAACCGGCTCCGGTTGGTTACTGATGGCAACGGCTCGCGCGATCTCTTCGGTTGTGGGCGTTAGACGATAGAGGGATGAGCCGTTGAAATACTGTGTCACGAAGCCATCGCCATTCGGGATGTCAATGCGCCCTTGCTTCGATCCAAACAATTCGACCTCGGTGACAAGGCCGGCCATTCTGACGTGGCCCATCAATTCGACCACGCACCATTCTTGAAATTTTGGTATCTGTGTTGTGTTTTCCATATGTTCCTCTCTGCAAAAGATGCGATTTGTTGAGAATTCTGCCCATTATCGAATCCTGAGATGATTGCCGCGCTCGCCCAGGCCAGCGCCATGCGTCTCTTCATCGTTCCGAATCGCTTCCCGAATCGCTTCCCGATCCAACTCGATCACGCGACGCTGAAAGGCTTCAGGCGCAGCGGCTGGCTCGTGCTCCCATTCTTTAGGCAATATCAGGGGGAGGGCGCCGCCGTTCTGGGCGACAGTCAGCTTGAAATGCTCGGTTTGCATCTTCGATAGGCCGCACATTTCGAGGAAGAGCTTCAGACGGGATTTCAGCCGCTTTGCCTCATTGATGTCAGCGCCGGCCGAAGCCATGAGCGCTTTCGCCGCTTCCTCACGAATACTCGACCGTCCTTCGAATTCGCGGATCAGCCAGCAAATGCTGTTTACTTTCTTGTCGAGTGAGATGTTTGTTTCGGAGAGCCACTGATCAATCGCGGCCTCGGCTTCGTCGTTCGGCAGTTCGCCGCCGCATTCTGTCAATAGATCGTGAAGGGCTAAGATTTCATCTACTATCTGAAACAGTGTCGACATTTATTTTCTCCTTACAAAAGAAACGTTCTGTAATGAATTATTCGCAAGCCGCGTAATGTGCCAGGCACAAGCGCGGCTCCATCTCCGCTAGTTGCGATTGATACAGGCCGTCAACATCGGGCGCGCTTCCCTTGGCTCTATATCCAGATTTCGCCCAGGCAACCACATCATCAATCGTGCAAACCTTGACCGGCTTCCCCTCCGCCGAGATGTAGGTTGCGCTTCTGTACCGCATCGGCACTTTGTTTGAGGCGAAGAAACTCTGCGGCTGCCCGCTCATCTCTTTCAGTTTCGCCTCTAAATTCCTGATCTGGTCAATCCGCTCGGGATGATGTTGAATCAATCCTCTCAATTCACTTTTCCCCGAGTTGATGCAAGGAAAACAACCGACACGCTTTGCGCCCTGATAATAGAGAGGGTTTAAAGGGATGTTGTATTTAGCATGAATGATCAAAACGTCTTCGATCTTCCAATCAATCAACGGTCGCCATTCACGCATGCCGAAATAACTTTCAAGCGGATCTCCCCACTCGGTCAGTTTCGCCCGCTCAAAACTCTCGCCCCGGCGCACGCCGGAGCAAGGAATAACTTCGCCGTATTCTTCAGACAGGTTTTCAAGGTGTCGCTTGGTCGGAATCAGTTTCAGTTCCTTGGTGCAGAATCGCCGGTGGTTGTTCGGAAAAATCTTGTGCTTTATGACGGCATTCTCAAAGCCTTCAGTTTCGAGCCATTGAATTGGAAAGACCTTCGCTGAGAGCATCGCTATGTGGTCGTAAGTTTCTGTCGCTTCGTTCCGCGTATCACAGAACGTCGCTTGCATCTGCTCTCGCGGAATCCCCGACTCATAGACCATCCACAGCAACAAGGCCGTCGAATCTTTTCCGCCCGATATTCCGATGTGATAGAGCCTGTCCATCTCTTTACCTTTGGATTGTTTCGTTAAGACTGAAACGGCAACCACTGTTCGCCACGCGCCAGCCTTGCCGCTATCCGATTCTCGACGCGCCGGCGCATATGATCATCACGGTCAAAATCCAAATGACACTTCTGACAAAGCGCGGCCAAGTTCTCTTCCCTCACGTCATGCAAATCGTCTTTACTCCCAGGCTTCCCATCGGGCTTATCGATCCCCAAGTGAGCGACAGTCAAAATCACTTTGCTGCCTGTGATCGGATGAGGCTTGTAGTTTTCGGCTCCGCACCACTCGCAACGATTCTCTGCCCTCTCGAATCGCAAACGGCGGCTGATCTCATGCCAGTCAGAAGGATAAAGTTTGTAGTCGATCGGCATTTTCGGGCTCCGTTTATTAGATTCTACCCTCTAATGTAAAAACTTGACCAAATTGGCCTAAACCCTTTGGCTACAACGCCGTACTACGTTTAAAGGGTTTACCGTACTAATCAAAAACGCCATCTGTAAGTTATTGATTCTTGGTTCGTGGTCAATTCAGTGGTCAAGTTTTTTGACCCAAAAATCGAAAAATTGACCTGAATTCTCCCCGGTTTGCACACATGGGGGGGGGTATACCGGAAAAAGTTGACCAATCTGACCTGAGCATCTAAAGCACAGATACGAAAGGAGATATTGTGGTCAATATATAGAAAAAAAGTTGACCAATTTTTATTATTTATTGACCTAAAGGCCCGGATTTTCCCGTTTAGGTCAATTAGGTCAATTTGGTCAATGTTTTTCACCCTACCTCTTTCCTGGGAGAAACGAAAAAACACCTTTTTGCCGATTTTAGAAACATTTTGGTTACTAAAATCATTTCATTTCTCTCCATCGAAGATCGCAGACAAAGGAATAGCGACGGCATCGAGCCTAGTGCGGGGAGTGCGTGTCTTGTTCCCTCTTCCCTTGTCTTTCGCTGCAATCATCCCTTTTTCATCGAGACGCTTTACAAGGATTGATTCCGAAACTGCGATCCCTTCACCATTCCGATGCCCTTGTGCGTTCGCAATGCCGTAAGCCGATTTCATTTCGAGATAAAGGATGTTGTTCTCAACCCATCCAACGCATTCCCCATTCGGCCGGCCGTCGCGCCAACCGCACAGATGTCCAATCTCCGAAGGCTGGTCGCCATCAATTGTTTGCAAATTGGCGCGGCCGGAAGTCAAAGCGCTCCGAAGTAATTGAATGAAGTGATCGGCGGGATGCAAGGACGCTTGTTGCGCTTGCTGATCTTGTCCAGCGATGGAGAGTGATTTCCATATCTCTTTCCATAAAGTCTCGCCTTCTTTTTTGCTGATGGCTTTGGCGTCTACCGCGGCCCATAGCCACACCTTCCAACTTGCGCCAAGATGCGCGATGGTCGTGGCCTGCCGCGCGTGTCCCTGTGGAGCATTGTTGAGTTTTTCACGGAGAGTAAGACGCTCTTTGTCGAATTGAGTTTTGGTCTTATCTCGATTGCCTGCGAGATGGCTCAGGAACGTCGCAAGGCTAAAGGCTAATTCTCCTTTCGCGGCTGATTGCTGCATTTTGGTGAGGGCTTCGCTTGTGATCATTCCCTTATCAATCGATACGATGTGTAGGCGGGCCTGGAGACTCATTCCTCTCGGCAAATCCTCGCCACTTGAGATTGCCAACCCGCGCGGTTCTTTCGTTAGCCGTTCCGACATGTCTTGCTGTAATCGCCCTCTGCCTGTGCGATTTCCTGCAGCTCGGCCAACCCGCTCAGCTTTGGCGTGTAATTCTTCATCGTGTCGCTTTTGGCCGTTTGGGGCGAAGTCGTCAATAACCATGATTGCGTCTTTCGCCGTGAACAGTTTCACCAAGAGAGTGTTGGCTGTGTCGTCCCAGTTGGCCGGCATGGTGAGACGGTTGAATCCTGGGCCGAAGAAAGATTGAATCAACCCGGTAATTTCCGACTTGAAGCATCCACTCTGCCCTACCACATAAACAGAATAATCAATCTCCCCCAACGTGGATGCGAAGACAGCCCCCAACAACGGCACGGTCAGGGCCAGCGGAAAAGCCCGGAGAAATTTCAAAGTAAATGTGTAGGCTTCCGGTATGGCGTCGCCTGTCGCGGGATCTGGCAACACGAAGAATCGCAAGGAGTGAGGCAGCATTACCGCGATGTCAGCGCGATTGCCTTCGGCTGTGATGCCCCCGCCTCCATGTAGATAGCACCATTCATCTCCGATCTGGCGCCATCCTGTATGAGCGTAGACAACGCGAGACGCGAAGGAGGGCGACAGTTGTTTGATGGCGTATTGCGCATGGTTGCCCATGCCAGGGCAGACGCCCGCCTTCGCCCCGAGTTGAGATGTAACCCATGACATCGCATCGAACTTTGATGAAGGGATTTCGATTCGTCGAGTATCGCCTCTCACTGTAACCTCCACTTCAAAAATACGTTGTTCTTCCGAAGATCCATCATCGGCAATAACCTCAGAAACGATCTTCGCCATGAAATCAGTCACTTGTTTTGTTTCAGGCCCATAGCGACCTGTGTTGCGAAACCAAATCCCAGATGACGTGTTGTAGTAAGACTGTTTGATCGTTTGGCTTCGCGGGATTGAATCAAGGAATTCTTCGATCTCTGCCGGCGACGCCCCATTGCCCGCCATACGCAAAAGCGTTTCAGCTTTCTTCGCGGCCTCGCGTTTGAAATTGATATCCGTAAGCTGTTTGATCAATCCGGGCATGGTTGCAGGGCCGGCTTCTCTACCGCTTACTAAGCTTGCGATGTAGGCCGGCCCTCCGACCTTATCGAGTTGATGGCGTCCGTTTAAATGGTCTTGTAGAGTCATGGGATTGATTTCCCATCCTCGGGCCTGCATGTCGACCATCGCCTCAAAAATTATTTTGTTGGATTGAATCTGAAGTAGGTTTTTATTTAGGCCAGCTTCGACCGACTTCTGTAACAGGCTAACTCCGTCCATGAGGATCAGTCCGAGCGCCTCACATTCCGCGCCCTCGGCAAGTGGTAATTCGACCTCCCCGGATGGATGTTTGCGCGCTGGATCTTTGGCGCGCTGTGATTTGGGTGTTGTCTTTGTCGGGGGCGTCGTTATTTTTTTCGACGGCGTTTCTGATGATGATGATGTATTGCCCATGTGTGCTGCTTTCTTTTTATTTGGGTGAGGTCATTGTTAAAGCTCTGTCGGGGATTAGTTCGGGGCAAAAGGTCATCAGGCTCGCGCCTCCTGTCCCCCTGAAGATTCAAGCCAGGCGGCAATCTCTGCGATTGTCTGCCGCTCAACTTCGTGAAGGTATGACACGTCGGCGGCAAGTTCATGATCGATGCCCAACATCTCCGCAAGGATCATCGTTCCGAGTCCCCACAGGTATTTGAGCGGGTCGTTCAGGCGTTGGTCATATCGCTTCATGAAATCATCGTGGGCTGTTTTGAAGTCGCCGCCATAGAGTTCAATGACGCCTGCGCCGAGCGCGCAAACTAAACATTGATTATCCTTGGCGCTAATGTGATAGCTAGAATCTTCGACTACTCCAGGCCGTTTACTGCCGGCTTGCATCACTCGTGCTAGTTCTCCTCTGTTCATTTTGAAATCTCCTTTCGGTTGGCTAGAATGTGGTTAATCAATATCGCTAAACACTCAGGGCTGTGGTGATCAATCGCCGCAGCCTCTTTGTTTTCTCCCGAATCAAATTCGTTGTGATCTCTTGCCACGTTCTCTTTCGAGGGATGCGCGGCAGAATGCGCGTTCTATAAGGGTCGCATTTGATTTGATTGCCGCCGAGCGTGGCGATCCGGTGTGTTGATAGGTCTACTGTCGGGGCGTTTGATATGTCGTAAATATTCATGGGTGTGTCTCCGGTGAGTTGAGATTGTTGATTGAATAATTCTTGCGCCCCGTTTACTTCCCTCTCCGATGGGCGCTCGACCGGAGAGGGAGAGCTTGTTTATCCCTGCGCTAGTTTGGACAGTTGCCAATATTCAGGATTGCCGGGTTTTTCCATTTCAATTAGGCGTTTAGCTCGCAACGAATCGAAGACACGAAAGTCGATAAGCCTGAGAACTGGCGCGCCCCAAAAGCAAACCTCGGTTCGCCCATAGGAGACGGCATATCGAATCAGCCAATTCTTGTTTGCTTTCAATTGATCGATGACTTGTTTTTGTTGGGGTGTGAGTCTGATTGTCATGCCCTCTCCTTTCTGATCGTCAATTCTCCGGGTTTCAAACCAAGCGCATGGCGCGCTCTGTTCTGCGCCCAAGCTCTAAACTCTTCGGCGTCTGCAAAGCTGCGTTTCTTTGCGAGAGCGATGTATTCAAGTTCTTGGCGAAGGCGGCGTATCTCAAGAGTTTGTTTATTCGTCTCTTCAGCCGCCTCTTTCAAATCGTCCAATACACGGCGAAGGGTTAAGACCTCAGCCATAAGGGCGTTGTAATCGAGAAGCGTGGCTTCTACCTCGCTAACCGTGGCGCATATGGCATGCCCTGGTGATTTGATCTTTGTGGCGTGAGCCAGATTGCCGCGCAGTTTTTCAATGCTCATTGAGAAATCCTCCAGCCAATAAAAATTACTGTCGCCCATATGAAAGCTCCGGCGATTGCGCTGATTGCGATTGCGCGCCAGACCTTGAAATCACTGTTCATGGGTTTCTCCTTTATTGGGCGGCTCAAGAGCTTCAATTGCCGCGCTCGATGGATGGCCGGGCCATCGTTCATCTTGGCCAATAAATACGATGTGAAAATATGGCGTTGAGCCAAGCGGGTCGCGCGAAGTGATTACCGGGTCTTCTGTTTCATCCCAATTATCAGTGTTGGCGTAAAACTCTAACGCCTTGCCATAGCGGGCCGCTCTCTCTTCGGCTTCCCTACGCTCTTTGACTGCAATTCGCACTAGACCGTCATGCTTTGCGCATTCAATCCCATCGCGTTCTGTGATCAGTTCGCGCAGGCGTTCGATCTCGGCTTCGGCCTTCTCTGCGCGCTGTCTGGCTTCAGTTATTTTGGCGTTGGCGTTGTCCCATCCATCTATCGTGTCTGATACTTTATCGAGAATTTTTCTTTGGCGTCTTCTCTTCAATTGATCACTCATTTGTACTTCCCCCCATTGATGATCGTCGTAAGTGTGTTTTGAATCGCCCTCCGTCTCCGGCGTCTCTCGCTCAATAAATCAATCACGGCCATCTCTTCGCGGGTCGCTCTCTCTTCGGCCCTGCGAACTTGCGCGGCCATCCAGCGTTGAACGGCGTTGAAGGAGAAGACCACGCGACCACCCAACTTGATGCGCGGAATTGAATCCGTCCCGCATCTCCCCTTCTTCACGGTATGAAGATCAAGGCCGATCAGTTCAGCGACCTCTTTGAAGCTCAGAAAGCGGTCGGGTGTTTTAGAGGGCATGGCTATTGCTCCTTTTTGCGACTTCACAAAGCCATTCGGCCAATGCTTGCGGAGTATGCTCGCGTTCTGATTTTGTTATTTCGGGTCGCTTGCCGTCCGCTTTTCGTTTTGAACTCTTCACAACGAAAAGCGGATCGCCCATGCAATAAGGGATTGATGGCAAATCGGCCGGCTCAATTCCGACGATATAAAGCCAGGTGGCCTTATCCGCTTTGTGTCCAAACCACCATTGCGAAACCCAAAGCGTATAGCCGTTGAAATCGTCTCTCTCGTTTTGGTATGGCAATCGTGCGGCTTCCCAAAGTGTCGAACCAGCTGGATGTTCCAACACTCCACCCCACTTGCGAACTTGCTCAACGGCCCACAACGCAAGCTCTCGCTCTCCATCTCTCGGCTTGGCTAAGTGTCGAAGCCTGCCCCAGGCTCTACACGGTGGATGAGCAATCACCGGACAGCCTCCGGGCCAATTGCGAGCGTCACGATTGATGTCCCATACGTCGCAATCGGGTAGCGATTTATAGATGGAATCTGTTCTTGCGAAGAGTACGGCAATCATATGCAGACACGTCTGTACGTGCGCCATCAAGTCGCTAGTGGGGGAGCGGCTTATAGGCGCGGATTATTGGCTAGTTGACTTCGGCTTTGGTCTTGCGACCGGCTTGTTTGTTGCGGGATTTGGAATTGGAAACGGAGCGCTTAGAAATAGGCGCAACTGGCGGGGCATGCGCGTGGTAACGCTCTTTGAGGATTATAGATATTTGGTTGTTGAGGCTACGAAATTCGCCATCGGCTTCACTTTTTAGCAAATCGTAGAACTCAACCGGAATAGAGATTGAAAAAGTTTTGGTTGTCATAACGGGGGATGTATATAACGGGCCACACACAGAAGTCAACAGAAAAACACTGAAACACACCGAATAACCGCTTTAATAATAGATGACTCATTCAGTGTTTTTTGGTATTCAACGGTGAGAATCCCAGAAACTAATGGCCGGGCGTCGTGGGAACAACGCGGGTGTTTTTAACTAAAAAGGAGTGTGCCTAATGATTGTCCTGTCATTTGTCCCTAAAGGAGCAATCCCCACAATGGATAAAGAACAAGAACAGCGAAACGAGGAACCGAAGCCTCGATCAATCATTCTCCCAATGTACGTTTGGGACATGGTAGAGAAAGACGCTAAGCGTTGCCGTCGATCTATAAACAAGCAGATCGAAGCTATTCTTGTGGTGTTTTATGGCATCGAATCCAGCGTCAATATAGACGAAGATACTTTGATTTCAGAATCAAACACTCGCAACCCGAAACTGAAGAAAACAGCATAATCCCCTGCCCCATAGGAGGCTCCCATGAAAATTTCAATTCTGTTTTTGCTTTTGTGTTTATTGCCCTTCCCTTCAATTGGACAAGAACTAGCCAGCGAATCTATCTTGCTCAACGGGACATACCACGTGGCAGAACGAAACTATCAGGTCTTTGAGTTCTCTTTCGACCGAGATCAAGGCGCTGGTCAGATAGGCGGTAGAATCAGCGTTCAAGGGCCAGCCAGTTTCGATATTCAGGTTTGGATTGTGGATTACGCCAACCTGGAGAATTTTATAAACAGGCAGGCGTTTGATGCTTATCTCAATACGGGTAGGGTCAGGCTGAAGACATTTGATGTGACTCTTGAGCCGGGGCCCTACTATCTGATCTTCGATAATAGATTCTCAGCGATCAACGACAAGAATGTTCATGCCGGAGTGGCTTTACGGCAGTTCAAGCGTAGACATCGGGAGAGACCGTAGATAGAATGGCGCCCATCGCGGGCATACTCAGGTCGAAACCCTGAGCATGCCTAAAACCTGGGATTGGCAGGTACGCAATGGGCAGTTGTTTTTAAGCCATAGACTTAGACTTAGCAACCCCCTTTCTTGCCTGCCTCAAACAAAGTGAGGCGACAATGAACAACATTCAAGAAGCGTTCAAATATAACAGGGCGCGAAAGAACGTGATCATCGGCGGCATGATTATCTTGCTGGCAATCACCGCGCTCAGTTGCGTGTCTAGTTTCATGATCTATCGTGATGGATTTGCGGACTTCCCGCCGTCCTTCCAGGTGGTCCTGGCGCTCTTTGCTGTCGTCGTGGTCGAAGGCGCGTTCGTTTGGTTGGTTTACGGCTTTACGCGGGCTTTCTCTTCCGGGACTGAGCGATTGGTATCTCTCGCCGGCATGGCCTTTTTGGTCGTCGTGATGCTGATTAATCTCATTACGCATTTCATGATGGTCAAGGGCATTTCCCTTTCCGAATTTCAAGAGGGATGGATTTCCTGGGGGGCTGTGAGTGTGTTTATCACGGTTCTCTTGATTGTCTTGTTTATCACTCTGGCCGATCCGGTGATTCGCCTTGTTCGTCTGGAGCTTAGGTATAAAGGCAAACAGGAAGAGAAAATCTTGGAAGCCAAAACATCCGCGCTCGACAATCAAAAACTTCAATCTGCGATGGAAGAAAGAGCGGACATTGAAGCGGACGCCCTAGCAACACGGATTCTCGATCAGGGGCGAATCGCCGCTCCGGCTTATGGTCATGCAGTAAGACCTACACAGCGCAAGGTTGGCTATCTTGGAGAGGATGACCGCTTGGACTGACGACCGGGAGCGTCGAAATGAAAGCGCGCGGCGCTCCCGTAATCGCCCCGTTTGTAGCGCCCACTTCAACTATCGTTTCCCCTGTTTTGCGGAATAGCCGCAAAGATTCCGCAAGTCGTGTAAAGGCATCGAAGAAGACCGAGAGATTGAATGTCACGAAATCACGATCAGCGGGTCAAGAATGCTGGACGATCAAGACAGGCAAACGCGGCGAAAAGCAAGCTGATTTTCGCGTTCGCTTGGCAGACTCCGGCTTTCGTGTTGTGTTGAGTTTTTACGATGATTCCAACGTTCGGCGTGAGAGATATTGTTGCTATCTGAGCGCTGATGAATGGCGAGAATCGAAACGTAAAAGCTTGACTGATTTTGCTAGATTGATTGCTGACAAAGTTGACGCTCGACATGTAGCCGGCGATCTTGACGCCGCAAGGTATCAGGAAATTGCGCCACGACTATCTGTAATCGCATAGAGCGACAAGAACGACAAACCAGCAAAGACAGGAGCGACAAAGGCCGGGGGATGATCTCCGGCTTTTGTCGTTGAGAGCATGCAAATCAAAAAAGTCTGGCGCAAAGATCTGGGCGAATGGCGCTACAAAATCGACGTGACTGTGAATGGTCAAAGGTTCAGGCGGGCGGACTTCGAGAAGAAGTCAGAAGCCGAAGACGCAATATCGGCTTTGCGGTTGAAAGCGAGATCTGACCGCTACGGCCTGACTCTACCAAAGCCAAAAATCACACTTGCATCTCTAAAGAGTAGTGTGACGAAAGATCGAAAAGACATGCGAATTTTTAAAGAGTTTGTCGAGCTGGTTGGCCCGGAGACTTTATTGACTGACCTAACGCGGGCCGATTGGAAAAACTATGTTGACTGTCTCAAAGCCCGGAAATGCAAGCCCGGAACGGTCAACAGGTATATGGCCGAGGTCTCGGCTATTCTGTCTTCAGCGTCAGAGAGATTCCCGGATCTAGGCGAATGGCGATGTCCTAAAATCCCATGGCTGACATGGCCTCTCGGTCGCAATAGAGTTTTATCCAAAGAAGAGATTTCAAAAATTCTCTTTGCTCTGAAGGCCGAGAGACAACATCACGAACAATATTTTTCCGTCAAGAATCGGGCCGAGGTCTTTGATCTGTTTCGGTTGATGCTTCTCACAGGCGCAAGGGAAGGGGAGATTTTAAATCTTAGGCAAGACCAAATTTCATGGGACTGGCGCACGGTCAAGCTTGTCTCGAAGAAAGGCGGCGGATCTGTTCGCGTTGTCCCGCTGTCTGGCTCGGCTCTGGAGATATTGCGATCTCGAAATCAGGGCCAGAGATTCTTTTCGATCAATCGGGACAAGCTTTATAGAACGCTCGAAAGAATCGGCGTCATGTCCGGTGTGGCCTATGGAGACAACATTGACGGGGGATGGGTGATTTATGATCTCCGCCACGTTGCCGCGACAGTGATGGAGAATGCCGGCGTCCCATATAGCGCCGTCTCTGCGATACTCGGCCATAAACGAAAAGACCAAACAGCCACGTATGCCCATGCCCAGATGGAGACATTGAGAAGGGCGGTTGAAGTTCTTGAAAACCATTGTCGAGAGATTGACGGGTTTGATATTCCCAGATGCCATGAAATGCCCCTTGATGCCCCTTCGCCGCAGCAAGCATTTGGCTAGAAGTCTTATAATGTCAATGGTTTCAACCATGTTTGGAGACCATAAATATCCCCGCCAAATTCTGACCGATAATCCGGTTTAAATCCTGTAAATAGCCAAATAACTAGGTTTATAGTTGGGCCTGAAAGTTTTAGCGTCCAGATTTTGCCCACAATTGACCGTGGCTGAATCGAAAAGCTCAGGCCATAGGGCAGGGTAGGGCAACGGGAAAAACTCTAAAATCGGCTTGGTTCTGCTTGAAAGTCGCAGGGTATAGGGAAGGACAGGAGACAAAAAAGGGCTGAATCTCTTCAGCCCTTATCAGTAGGATGTCATGCCAAACAATCAGATCGAAGGCTTTTGCTTTGCGTCGTAAACGGCAATGAGATTCAAGACGGCTTTGACAGTGATCAATACCGTAAACACGTTGATGGCGTTAGAGCCAAGCAAGACCAACCATTGGCCTATAAGGAGCATCAGCAAGAAACAAGTCTCAGCCGTAAGAGAGGTCTTGATCATTGCCCTCTTCTCCCTCCTCCTCCGACTCCGACAATCCGACCGGGCTGGACAGCGCCTTGCATTTCGGCTTGGGCCTGCAACTGCGCGGTGATTTCTTCTTTGATATTGTTTTTGCGATTGGCCTTTCGATCCTTCAAAAGTCTGTCGAGAGTGATCATGTCATCAAGGCCAAGATCGTATTCTTCATCGTTGATCATCGTCAGTATCCATCCGTCGCCCTCTTCGGCTTCAGCAAGACTGGCGATGTTGCCCAGGCTGATTGCGGCTTTGCCGTTGCAGATCGGGACAAGGCCGAGAGAGAAAGTGATAAATTCAAAGTCGAAAGGCAAAGGCTCTACGATCTCAGGCTCCAGGGCCACTTGTTCAAGTTCAAGATTATTGTTTTCCATCTTCTTGGCTCTCCTTCCTTCGTGAAAAATCCATGATCACAAAATTATTGACAACCGTTGGCATGTGACAGCAATAGCCGTCGTTCAAGATTGCCTGTATCTCTTCTTCGACTTTGGCCGGGAGCGTTCGATCAGTGAATCGAAAGACTCTGACCTTGTGTTCGGTCTTCGGGGGCGTAGTAAAAGCCATTGGTGGTTTGATTGAATCCAGACAGCGACCAAGCATTTTCATGAGTGGTCCCATCGGATTATCGAAAAACTCATCATTCATCATTGCTTCAAGAGGGAGCGGATAGCCGGCTGAATCGAAAACGCCTTCAGTCTCAAGCCTGATCGGCTCGTTTGGGACTTCTGTTTTATTTTCTTCAACCATTGTTCGTCTCCTTTTCGTCAAGTTCTTGCTGTCGGCAAAGAACAAGAATAACCATCGGCGGGCAGATAATTTGCGCGTCGATGTACCAATCGTCTTTTAGATAGCCTGTCAGATCGACGTATTCTTCGACGGCGTTAAATTTCAATTGCTTGTATTCTTGCTCGTATTCAATTCGTCTTCTTCGTCTCGGCATGAAGTTTCCCCTTTCGTCTCCGTGATGCGGGTTTTGAAATCTGCGAATGATTGTCATGGTTTGCTCTCTCTCGATAGCAGGCTTGTAATGTTTCGATTGCTGATTTGACTTTTGTTGCGGCAGCGGGAAGAGTGAAAGCCATCACGGCCAATGGGCCGTATTTCTTCGAGGACAGCATAAGAAGTTCATCAAAGACCTGACCAACTGTCTGTGTTGACCAGCGTTCAAAGCGCTCGCCGTACTCAGGATTCTTTGCAAGCCAATCCTGAAGCATTGCCCATCGGCCATCAGGCGTGAGGGCTTCGAGGTCGGGGAATAGTGAAGTGATGTCGAAGTTCATGATTCACTCTCCTGACTCTCTTTGATAAGCCTCTGCAATTCGGCACACCACTCTTTCGCATGACTCAAAGCCGCGATCTGTTCGCCGTTCGGAAGGGTCTTCACAAACTCAATCACTTGATCTGTGTTCATTGCCCCAAGCAAATCAATGTAGCCGTCAATTGAAAGATGCGGGGCTTGATCGTTTATCGCGTCGGCGTAATTGATCAATCTGTCGAAAGCTATCTTGGCCGGGACGTTTCGCCGACAATGATCGATCACAAGCGCGAGGGCTTGCTCTTCTGTCGTCATCGTTTGTTGCCTGGGAGTGGCATCCGAGCCATTTTCAACAACGCTCGACGCGCCTTGCGACTGGCCTTGCGCTGGTAGACTCTGCCGAAATTGATCAACTTGCCCGTTTTGATGTGGGGGATTTTCAGATTCAGAACTCTGCGCCAGTGGCGTCGTAGCCATCTGCGTTTGCCCATTGTTTTGACCTCCAGGGAACAAACCTCCAAACAGACCGTTAGGGAATAACGCCCTGACGACTCCTTGAACCGTTGGCGCTAATTGGCCTGTCGTTATTGAGTCTTTTAAGATGTCTGCCCACCACGGCGTATCATCGGCAACCCCCTTACCGCCGAAGATTGTTTTTGCAAGACCGCCTGCAATCTTCTCCATCACGTCGGGATTTTTCGTGATGAGTTGCAGCGCGGCTAATTCGGGGTCAGTTGTTTGTTGTTGCTGTTGTGTTTGCTCAGGAGCGAATCCGTAAGCCTCGCGCATGAGCTTTGCCATCTCAAGTTGTTCTTTCAAAGCCTCGCGCTGAGTTTTCATGATATCTTTGATCGACATCGGTACTTGCTGCGCTTGCCCATCGCCATTGACCGATTGATAGATCACTTGCGGGGAAGTGGGGTCATTTGGGTTGACGTGTTGAATCACAGGGCCGGCGGGTGTTGCGCTGATGCGTTCGTCGAAGGCGTCAACAATCCGGTTGTCCATTCTGATCGTGATTCGATATTTGCCCGGACCCCACTTGCGAGCAGCGTCAATATAGTCTTTGTTGAAAATGTGTTCTTCGGTTGTGCTGTACTTAGTGCAAAACTCCGTCTCTGCCCATGAACCTCCGGCGTCTGTTTCACTGTGAACGTATCGCTCTATGTACAAACGCAGATTGCTTGTAGGTGTGACACCCTGCGCCCTGAGTTTCTTGCGCATTTCCTGAATGGCATTCTTGGTTCGCTTGCGCGGCTTATCTTCGATCCCAGTATCTTCAAACTCTTCGCCAATCTCTTCGGACGCATCTTCCACCACTTCAACCCACTCAGTTTTATGTTTGATGACCTTCTGTGATGGTTGGCTATCTTCAGCGGGTAAACGCTCGGGCTCAACGGCTGCGATTTTCCTCGGTCTACCTCTCGGCATTCCCACTCCTTTCCGAGATGTGAAAAAAATTCACTAGATTTGGTGACGTTTTTATCAAGAAACCAGTGAAGACCGGATGACCAGTTACACTGGATTCGCTTAACAGACATAAAGCGTATACGCCTTAAACCTAACGAATGTCAACCTTTAATGCCTTGACACTTAATATCTTTCTGTGGTTTCTTGCGCTCCGATGATGGTCGCGAGCTGATTTGAGGCTTTGACTTATGGCGGCTTTGGGCGCGACTTATCCCACGACGGCACGCGATCATCATCTCGCTGTCAATCTGTTCGCGCCCGCCGTCTCCCTTCCTGAGCCTGCGATTATTTACTCCCCGCTGGCTGAGGGCGCAGGCGGGACTTGGCAAACACTCGCGGCGATGCAAGCTTGCGTGTTGGGCCAAGTCCCGCCTGATTACTCAGGCTATCAGGACGAATTCAATATCAGCGCGGCGGATGCAATCTGCGCCAATGCTCCCGGCCAAGAAGCATTGGCGCAGATTGCCGCGCTGTTCAAGTGGGTGACTCAGAACATCACCTATGAGCCTCATCCCTTCAATCAACAAATTTGCCAGGACGCTAGACGCACACTCGAACTGAGAAAGGGCGACTGCGTAAGCCTGTCAGTATTGCTCGCAACTCTGTTGGCCTGTGTGGGCTATCAATCACAGTTCGTCACGCAATTTGTCGATGGCGAAGACGCTTCGCACGTCTACGTCGAAGTGTTTTTACCGAGCGGTGAAACGCTCGCGCTCGATGCGGTTGCCGATGACAAACCAATGGGATGGAGACAACCCACACTCGATGGTGGTTTTGAAGTTGAATGGCCGATTTTTACTTAGGAGAAAAGATGCCTGATCCCTATTATCTTGAGCCGGTGGCAGATTCGTATTATATGCCGTTTGAATCTTACATCGTCCCGCCATACGAGGAATCGCCATCAAGAAATCCTCCGCCTTCTGCGCCGAGTTATGAACAACCATGGTGGGTTGACACGATCAATCGAAGCATTGAGAGAGCCGCGCAAGTGGCGACGCTCGAAGTGGCCGGCTATCCGCCATACCCAAGTTACCCAACTCCCGCGCCAGCTCCCATGCCTGTGCCCGCGCCTGTGCCCGCGCCTGGAGTTCAAACGCAACCGGCAACAGGATTGGGCTTTCAGATCTCGCCCACGACTGCATTGATAGTGCTGGCGCTCGGATTTGCCTTTTTCTCTGGTAGGGGGAGGCGTTGAGCGTGTGGCGACTTACTTTGACAAGCGAGAGGGAAGGGAAAAGACCGTGCCCGATTGTTCAAAACACGGCCTGGTCTGGAATCCCAAGTCGCAGCGTTGTGAGCGGCCAATGTTTTCAGGGCTCCTGACGCTAGGCGTTATCGGACTTTTGATTTGGTTCTTTAGGAAATAGTCATGGGAATGGAACAAGGCGCATATATTGATGGAGATAGTGGCTCCGATTTTACCTATGGCTATGGGGGTGGGGGCGATGAGTTCGCCATTGATTACGCGGCTGATTATGGCGGCGCGCAGAATTACACAAGTGACGGCGACTTGTTTGGCGCTTACTACGATTATTACATGGGCATGGGCCTCGATCCGTCGCAAGCTGCGAGCTACGCGGCCGAGGACGCCACGGCGGGCTCAATCGAGATTCCGACTTATGAACAAGCCCCATTGCCTGACATCTCATTGCCGTCTTACGGATTGCCTTACATCCCTAATTACGATTATTGGCAATCGCCGCCTTACATCCCGGTATTTTCGGATTTGCCGACCCCACAGCCTCCGGTAGGGTCTTTGCCTCAATCGCCTGCAACGCAACAACCAAACTTACCTCCGGCATGCCCAGGCGGATACTACCATCCATATCCAATAGGGCATCCGCAGCAAAATGAGTGTAGGCCCTTTCCACCTGCGCCGACTCCGGCGCCGGCGCCGCCTCAACAAAGGCCGCAACAACCATCGTCGGGCGGGGGAGCGCAAGCTCCCAGGCCACCACAGCAACAATGCCCAACGGGTCAATATCGCGATCAGGCGACAGGTCAATGCAAACCGATTCCGCAGGGACAACCGCAACAGTGTCCAACGGGCTACTACAGGGCGCCAAGCGGTCAATGCATGCCCATACCTCGATGCACGACTCTGGGAACTACCTTTGATCTGTCGAGAGGGATTTGTGTCCCACAGGGCCAGGCTGTTTTGCCTGCGCCGAGCGAAGCCGATGACCTCTTAGCGAATCTGAAAAAACTTCCGTGGTGGATCTGGCTCGCGCTCGGAGGCTTTCTGTTGTTGGGCCGGGATGAAGACGGAAGGACAACGACAGTCAGATATAGGAGGGCATCTTGATGGGTTGTAGTTGCGAACAATCAGGCATGAGTGGTTGCTGCGGTTCGGGGCTGAGCGGTTTGTATGGCCTTGATCGCCTGATGGGCGCTTTGCTTGCCCCAGGATCACAAGTCCGCGTGGGCTTCGCCTATGAATCAGTGGCCACACAGAGCCAGATCAATCAGGGCTTAGAGCGGCCTGTGTATATTCAAGACATGCTCCGAAATAGCCTGCTCGAAGCGGGTATTTTCGATTCCGTCTCTGTGACCGTCTCCCCGCCTCCAATTTCGTTTCTGACAGATGGCTATATTTTGGTTCAGGGAATTACGCGAGGTCAGCA